GTTCAATAAGCACGCTCTGAAAATTTTAATTCAAAATGCACATCCACAAGAAATTATTATTTGTTTTGATAAAGAAGAAATACCACCTGATGAAGTATATTTCAATAAGTTATATGATATAGGGAAGAAATATCAGAGCTATGCAGATTTTTCTTTTATTTATGATAGAGAGAGCTTATTAGACCTTAAAGATTCTCCAACTGATAAAGGAGAAGAAATATTTGAAAAATTATTAAGAAAGAGAGTAAAAATAAGATGAAAATAACTAAAAAAGAACAACAACTACTTATTAATAGAATCAATGAAATAATGTTTGAATTAAATGTCATTTTAAGTGATTGTGATAGTAGTACAACAGCTAAAGCTGTTGGTCATATAATAGATTCTATAGGACTTGTACTGAATCATATTAATAATGCAGAAGAAGAACAACATGATATAAATAAGGAGATTTGGTTTTAATGAAATGTAAGTTAGTAAATAAAGATATAAGAAATAATTATACAATTGAATTACTTAAGGAGCGTGGTCTAAACGAAGATGAAATTAAATACTTCCTTGAAGTACCAAATGACAAGGCTTTACAAAGTCCGATTTATTTAGGCAATATGGAAAAAGCTTGGTCCATTTTTAAAGGAATGGCTCACGCTTCAGAAAATGAAACAATTGCTGTTATAGTAGATAGTGATGTAGATGGTTTTACTTCTGCCGCTATCTTTATACAATATTTACGTAAATTCAATACAAAAGTTAATATTGTTCCTATTTTACATCAAGGTAAAGGACATGGGTTGTCAGATACTTATCAAGATGTTGCAAACCTTTATCCTAATTATGTTATATTACCAGATGCTGGAAGTAATGATTATGAATATATGGAAAAACTGGTAGCAGAAAGAAATCCAGACGATACAACACTTTTATTTCTAATCCTTGACCACCACATTGTCGAACCAGATACACAATTTTCAAGTTATGCCTGTATTCTTAATAATCAGCTTGCTGTCAACTATAAAAATAAAGACTTAAGCGGTGCAGGTGTTACATGGCAATTTTGTAGATATATAGATAAGTGTGAAAATACAAATTATGCGGATGAATTTATTGACCTTGCCGCCCTTGGTATCGTAAGTGATATGATGTCAATGTTATCACTTGAAAACCGATATATTGTTCATACAGGACTTAATAATATTACGAACTATTTCTTTAAAGCTCTTTGTGAAAAACAGTCATTTTCAATGGGTGGAAAAATTACTCCAATGACAGTAGCTTTTTATATAACTCCACTTATTAATGCTATGATTAGAACCGGTACTGAAGATGAAAAACAACGTTGTTTCGAAGCATTTATTGATGGACATAAATTGGTTGAAAGTCATAAGCGCGGAGCTAAAGGAGCGCTGGAAGAGCTCGCAATTGAATCAGCTAGAGAATGTACTAATGCAAGAGCAAAACAAAATAGAACACTTGATAAAGTTGAAGAACAGTTAGAAATTAAAATTCATAAACATGACTTACTTGAAAATAAAATTCTATTTGTAAGACTTGACGATGATGACCAATTCCCTGCTGAGTTAAATGGACTTGTAGCGATGAGGTTAAGTCAGAAGTATAAGAAGCCAACAATTGTTGCAAGGCTTAATGACGAAGGTGAAATTAAGGGTTCAAGTAGAGGACTTAATGATTCAGAATTGACTTCATTTAAAAACTTTATGGATGAAAGTGGATTCTTTACTTTTACGGCTGGTCATGATAACGCTTGCGGAATTGGCATTTATGATAAGAATTTGGCGGCCTTCCATGAATATGCGAATAAAAAATTAGCAGATATTGATTTTGGTGAAACATGGTATGAAGTAAACTTTGAGAGAATCGCAGCTGACTCTGATATAGTTGATATTATTACAGATACGACTGGATATGAGGATATCTGGGGACAGCATAATCCTGAACCACTTATTCATGTAAAGGATATTAATATTACGAAGAATGATATAAGAATTATGGGGAAAAATGCTGATACTGTTAAAATTGAAAAATTTGGAGTTACATATATGAAATTCCATGCTAAGGATTTTCTTGAAGAGCTTGGTAAATATGATAATATTAAATTAGAAGTTGTTGGTAGAGGAAATATGAATGAATGGATGGGAAGTTATACACCACAATTATTTATTTCTAGTTATCAAATTGAAGATGGGAGTTTAGGGTTTTAATTATGAATTGGTATGACTATCAAGTAGAAAAGCAAAGAGAACGTAATATCTTTAATGACAATCAAACATGGATAAAAACAGAAATAGAATGTCCAAACTGTGGAGAGTTTATATATAAAAATATGAGTTTAGTTTTAACTTCATATCCTCCACAATATAGTTATAAATGTCCGAAATGTAAGTGGCAACAAACGGGGTATTGATTATGACTGGAATATATATGTATATTGACAAAGAAAACGGTAAAAAATACGTAGGACAAAGTACTAATATTAATAAAAGAAAAATTAGTCATCGTAATAGTAATAGTACTCCTTTTGATAGAATTCTTAGTTTAAAAGGTGAAGATAAGTTTGATTTTGTTATTTTAGAAGAGTGTGAAGCATCACTACTAAATGAGCGTGAAATATATTGGATTAATTATTATAATTCTTATTATGATGGATATAATTGTAATCCAGGTGGTAATTCAGTTTATGGAGAATATGCTTCTAATGCATTAATTACCGAAGAAGTAGCAAAACAAATTATTCAAGACCTATCTACTTCGACCTTATCTCAAAAAGAAATAGCAAAGAAATATAGTTGTTCTGAAGATATAGTAAGAAGTATCAATGTGTGTCGTACTTGGACTCACTTACATCACTATGAAAAAAATATTGCTTTAGAAGCCGGAACAAAACAACAATCAATGCCAACCCATTTAAATCAAACAGAAATATTACAAATTATTGATTTATTAGCAAATACACAGATACCGCAAACACAAATAGCAGAGCAATTTAATGTAAGTCGAGGAGTCATTAAAAAAATTAATCAATGCGAACAATGGGAAAATTTACATAATTACTCTCATAATATTAGAGAAGAAGCGGATAATAATAGTGAAAAACTCTATATGACTTCTAAACTCACAAAAGAACAAGCTTTAGAAATTATTAATTTATTATCAACCACTTCTTTAACCCAGGAAGAAATTGCAAAACGATTTAATGTATCTAGTGGCACTATATATGGCATTAATAGTTGTCAAGTTTACACTGAATATCATAATTATAAAAATAATATACGACAAGAAAGTAATATAATTCAAACCAACCATAAAATAGATACATCAACAATTTTACAAGTTATTGAACTATTAGCTAATACTAAATTAACATATAAACAAATTGCTAATAAGTGTAATTTATCAGAAGGTACTATAACTCAAATTAATACATGTCATAGTTATACTAATTTACATTCATATAAAGAAAATATTCGTAAAGAAGCACAAAACATAGATAGGCGGCCACTAACCGAAAAGAAAGTTCTACAAATAATTGATTTATTAAAAAATTCTACTTTAAGTCAACAAGAAATTGCTAGTCAATTTAATATTAGTAGAACTATGGTTGGTAATATTAATCTTTGTAAAAACTGGACGCATCTACATAACTATAAAAAAAATATACGCCAAGAAGCTAAAAATAATGATAAAGGTCGTTTGCCAAAAGAAACAATATTAAAAGTTATTGATTTGTTGGTTCATACTGATAAAAGTCATAAAGAAATTGCTCTTTTGTGTAATATTGGAGTAGCTACAGTTACTCGTATTAATACTTGTAAGTGTTGGACTTCTTTACATACCTATAAAAACAATATACGTCAAGAAGCAAAATTACAAGCTTCTGTTTAAGTTATACGTACTCTGCAGCCGGTCGTCCATGTACACACAACATCTGCAGTCCATGTACGTACATAGACAGCATCGGCGCCTTGTACATAGGACATATAAATTGACAAATTCATAAATTTTTGATATAATAATATTAGAAAATAAAGAAGAAAAGGAGGTGATGCAATAGTGAAGAAATTAGGACAGTTAACCTTTCCTGGTAGTCTTCATAACTGAGGGAACCACACTGATTTCAGC